CTTACCTCACTTGCTACAGACTTTACTTCGCCTGTAACTGTTTCAAGGGACTTTGTTATTGCATCAACATTTGCTTGCATAGCTTTTACTGTTTCTGCAAGATTGCTCAAGGCATTAGTTACAGAGGTATTAATTTCTGAAACAGACTTTGCAATTTCAGCAGCTGTATCAACAACTGCATCAACTGCTTTTTCTGCGATATCATCAATAGCAGGAGCATCCACTGCAGCTACTGCTTCCTCTGCCACTGGCTCTGCTGCTGGAACATCTGCAGAAACTTCTGCTGGTGCTTCTTCTGCTGGAGCCTCTGGAGCAACCTCAACATTTGGAACAACTGACTCACCCTCAGCAAGCAATGCTGGAGCTGTCTATTTTGTTTCTTCTGTCATAGGATTTTCCTCCTTTGTTATCTTAATTGTCTTAATGCCTTTTGCACTATCAACTAAGAACTTTAGTGTTTCTGTATCATTTTGATCTTCAACAAATCCAATATTTTTCATTGTGTCATTGCAAGATGGACAATTTTCGTCAGACTCTTTTGATAGTCTAACTATGTCATCTGAACCGCACCAGTAAACTGTATCTACAACAGCTTTTGCAAGAAAACCACCAAGCTGTCCTTTTTCAATAGAAATTACATTGGCAAACTGGTTTGCTGGATTATCTACTAGAGACAATTCATGCAGATCATATTCTTTAATTATACGCACTGATTTATCAATTTTTTCATCATACATGTCATCAGACTTTGTAATATTTCCACCAATTGAAAATCCAGTTAAAGTACCGTCAAGAACTTTCTCCCAAGTATCTTGGGCTCCTTTTGAAACATATGCGGAAACATATACTCCACTATAAAACTTTTTTTCTCTAGGATCAAAATAACGATCTTCTTTAAATGAAACAACCTTTCCTACAGCACTAGGCTGATGCATTTCACGAAGGTTGCCACGGAATTTCTTAAATGCGTCTATACTTGCTTCAGTTGTGACAATATCGCCCTGCTTGTCTACATTGTCCAATGTAGCAAAGCCAGAAACGATACGACGCTCTTGGTCTACTTTGCCAATAGGCATAGAGAAGCGAACATTGTCGCCATCTGTAGTCCATTGTGCTTTATTTATAATCATGGCAGGTTAATTATATCATTACTTTATAATAGTTTCTCAACTATTGAGATGATCTTCCCTCTCCTTGTGGATTTCTTCCAGATATTGTAGTTGGGGAATCTGAGTTATTATTTGTTCTTTCTGCATCTCTTTCTCTGTTACCCGCCAAGTCTGCCCTAGCATCTGTAGCCTGTCTTGGAGACATAATAAACGGATCATCTCCGTCAGGTCTTTGTGACATATTTAGCATTTCACGAGCCTCATTAGGAGTAATAACTTGAGTTTTAACATATCGCTCAATAATCTGAGATTGTGCTATTTCATCTGTTAGTGTAAGTTCATTAAACTTTAACTGTAAAATATCAGTTTTCTCACGAATAATTTTATTTATTACCTTTTCAATATTTCTTTGTTCTGGTCTAGCTACCTGCTCTTTAAAGGTACGGTCTTGGGACATAGCAGCAGCAATAGCAGCAGAGTCAGATCCGCCCAACTTAGAGATAGGTACTTGATGAGCAATTAATATTTCATCACGATTTTGCTTACGATACTTTTCAAATGAACCTTCTTGAACACCGCTTTCAATTGGCTGCATACTAAACTCAACCTTGTTATTATCTGTATCTCCAGGAAGTGGGATATAGAGTGTTCTGTGGTTTTGTCCTTTAAGTCCAGTCTGCATAAATCTAAACATTTTATCTTCAGCATCTGCAGAAAGCTTTGCACCTTTAACCGTAATAATATATCTTGGAACTGCTTTGTTTTGAAAGTAGTCAATATTGTATTGAGATGCAAGTGAATCTCCAACTACCGCCTGAATTGCGGAAAGAATATCTGGAACTCCATAAAACGTATTTAATGGAGAATAAGATTTATAATGAATAATTTCATTTGGCCTTGGATCAGATGTAATTGGGTTTTGATTTTTTGCTCCAAAATTACGGAAATAAACTAGCTTTTGACCAATAATCTGAACAAAACCATCACGAAGACGACGAACACGAACGGTAGTTGCTGGAATATGACCAATATATCCAATATCTCCACTTACTGTTCTTCCTACTTCAAGGAATCCATTTCCAGTTGCTTGGACATCTGTATAAAATTTGACCATAGTTTGTTCAAAACTATCATCATCATTTAAAGATTCTAACCAGTCACGTACTTCTAACTTTAATCTTTCAATACGACGACGTGCTCTTTCAACCTGACCATCGTCATCATTCATTTCAAAACGAAGCATTGTACGGTCTGTAATTTCAAAATCATATCCCAAGCCAACAACATTTTCTACCTTTGCATCAATAGCAGCATGATTAGCAAAAGAATTATCATAATAGCTTGCTAGTTCATACATGTTGTATGGTGGTGTAATTACATCAAATAATCCGTATCCATTTCTATATACCGTTCCAGGATTGATCTGTTTAGAGTATGTTCCGTCTTTTCCTGCAGGCACAGAATTTGCTGCTGCAAGATATGCTGGAGTAGGATTTACTGCTGGATATCTTGGATCATATCCATTTGTACTAGAACTTGGACTAACATATTTAGAAACGCTTCTTGTTGTTCTGCGTTTAAAATTAATATCAATTCCAGCTAAATCTTTTAATTCATCCCATGACTTTGAAAATGGATCACTATTTAAAAATGGACTTTCTTCATCTGTTTGAGTATGTAGACTTGCTTGTATATGATCAAAATCTTTATTCATTTTCGTAAGCATCTCTTCCGTGAGTATTTAATGTATCCTGTGCTGCCTTCCATGCGCCAAGATCGTTCATTGATGGGATTAAACCATTTTTCATTCTATCAACCTGCTCAGTATATTCATCATCGCTAATTCTTGTAAGTCCAGGAACAAATACTGCCTTGCCATCACCTGGATCACCATAATGCATGGCAGCCTGCTTAAGCTTTGTTATTTGAGAAATATCACCCTTCATAGAGGGAATATTCAATACATTGCCATCATTATCTGTAAACCATTTTCCATTAGATTTTTTATAAACATATAGTCCCCAGTCATATGACTTATCTATGACCTTTCTACGTACATTTTGAACAATTGGTTTACCAGTTTTTTGACTAATCAAAGGATTCATATACTAAAGTATACCAGATTATACTGGTGTTCCGACTCTAATGGTCCATATTGTGTCATTATATATCTTAAGGTTTTCAGCATCAAATATCATACCCTCTTCATCATCAAATATAATTTTATTAGTTCCTATATATGTATCATATACCTTAGAGGGGTCCACTCCATATAAGTCTGCAGACGACACAACCAATACTTCTTGCCAAGTATAGCTTTCCTTCCAATAAGACCAATCGCCTTCTGAATTAACACGTGCCCATGGTCTTAAAATATTACTCTGAACCTGCTGTAAATTATTTGCTTGATAAAAAGCAATATTATTAAATACTAATGGCCCAGTTAAATTAATTGCTCCAAGAAACGCATCAAATATTAAGTTAGAAGCAAACTTAAGACCAATAACGCTCCACTCTCCAACAGTCAATACTGGAGAGTCTACATAATATCCATTTTGATAGTATGAAATATTTGTTATTTCTTGCCCAGTTGATACACTTTTAGCAAATATTTTTGCTCTAGTTCCAGACTCGTTTGTAGCAACACTGTAAAATTTAAAAGTATCATCTTTGTGCACTATTTCAAAAATTTCTACTGGTACTCCAGAAAATCTTTCTAGATCATATCTCATCCATATTTGTGAAGCACTTACTCTATATTCACTTGCAATTGTTGAATTAACTGGAATTGCTATACCACGGCTAACCTGACTATCAAAATCTCCACGAAGTTCTATTCCAGATTTTCTATTTAAATATAAATATGGAGTGCTTCCTTTATATATACTATATGGGTTTGCTGTTTTATAATCAAAATATAGTCCAGCCTTAGTAAATGGAAAAACATTAATTCCAAATCTAGTTCCTACTGGATTAAATGAATTATCGTTGAATGCTTGTGATGCTACTTCTAGTTTTTTAAGTTTTATGGGTTTTGTTAGTATACCCCGACTATTAAACTCTACTCTATTAACAATAGCTAATTTATTAAAGTTTACAGTTTTTGTTGGATATATTAGTGTATTATCTATTGTTTCAAATTTTGTGGTAAGCCAATTTGGATAATCATCTAGAGAAATAATAGATCCTTCTCTAGCTGGCTCGGTATTTGTAAAATAACTCTGTGGTTTATTTGATCCATCTTTTACATATTGAAATGTCACATATGTTCTAATTACCGAATCTGATGTATCATATTCATAATATTTCTCAGTCTTTTGATTCATATCTTCATAATTATTCCAGCCAGTAAATAGAAAATTATCTAATTGATAATATGTTTTTTGAGAGGGATGAGCATATGATTCTTTTAATTGATCATATGTCCATGATCCTACTGTTTCATATTCTGCCAATTTTGTAGGTGATGGACTTGCTATATTAAATTGTAAAAAGTCTAAATCATAATATTTATTGCCGACATCATTGGTTACAAACTGTGCAAAATATGATAGTGGTAGATAGTCTTCCCAAAATCCAGATACGCCTATATCTAGGTAATATGTCTCGTATGCTTCAGATGGAAGAATTGTATAACTGGCCGTGTGTGCTAATAATTCATTTGCATTTTCAGATTCTTCTGACCCAGTAGCTAAATAACTATCAAGTATTGCCGTACCATTTTCTTCAAAGTTATTAATAATTTCATCTGCATTATACTGTGTTGATATTCCTATAGAATATATTTTTCCAGTAAATTGATAAAGATTTGTATCGTCTCCAGCAACATACATTTGCAAATTACTTTGATTTCCAAAAAATGAAATTACGTTACTTCCAAAATAATTTATTAACTCTTCTATTTGTATACCTACAGCATATTTTTCATCTTCAACGATTATTCCAGTTGTGTGAAGAATTTGCTCTGTTCCATTAAAATTCAATAAGTATACAATTTCATCAAGATCTTTTTTAATAGCAAAATAATTTAAAGTATTTGGATTATAAATTTTAAACAATATTTCTTCTGTTGTTAGATCGTCAGAACTGAATACTCCATAAATTGCACCTATGGATGAATTAATAACATTGAGTTTTGGAAAGTTAAAATAACACTGGGTAGTGTCCCATCCATTATTAGGTCTAAATGTTATAAACTTGTCTCCCGAAGACTGAATGTCTTGGTTATCATCGTATAATTCTTGTATTGTTTTATCTTGTAAAAATATATCTGGTAAAGAATACTGCGGTGTTTCTAAAGAAAAACTAGTTGTAGTTAAATTGTCAAAACTTCCTTGCTCCCATCTAGCAAAGTCTGGATAGTTATAGTTTGCAGTATAGTCAGCAAAAGTGTAATCTATAAAAGCTTGAGTACCACCATATGCTGAATTTATTGCCTCTGGAGATACAACTCCCTGTCCATAAACATATCTTCTTTTTGCAACATTAACCGAAACGGCATATGAATAAATTGCAATACAATCAATTTCAATAGGGCTAACATCTTCATAGCAATAAAAGCCAAGCCAGTCTTGGTTTTTATCATTTATATCATATTCATCGGGTAATGACAAGGATGCAAAGTCTACTGAAAAAGATATTACTTCTTCTCCATTTATTAAGACACTAGCATTATTACGAATTAGCTTAATATGAATAAGCATTGGTCTAAACCATTCACCAACAAAATATGATGCAAATTTATTTCCAATAACTAAAGTTAAAAATCCAGATTCTACATATAAACCATCTGTAGATGCTACTGGACCAAAAATTCTTTTAGGGGTATATGCATTAGAGTTCACACGCATCCAAAATTCAACAGTATAATCTTTATATTGACCTATCTTATTTAAAAATCCATATCCAGGAACTATCATTGATGGATCTTCGTCTGGATTTGGGAAAAGTTTAGTTACTGCATTTGATCCGTATACCATCGGAACACTACTATTCTTTGCTAATAAAGAATTATCTTTTACTAAATAATATCCTACATCACCTGCTAGACCATATGGATCTGCTTCTATACAATTTGTTGCCAATGGAGTTATTGATACTGGAAATGTTATTGGTGATACACCTAAAGATGTCGCATTAAATTCTTCTGACCACTGACCAGCGGTTATTCCATTTACATAAAAATCATAATTAACGCTAGATGTTGTAGAATTGTTAACATTAAATTTTAAAACTACTCTGAAATCTGTATTTTCTTGAGGAATACTAAAAGTTCCAGATATGAAGGTCCATTGTTGAAAATTATCTATGGACATAGTTTCTAGCTCTTGAACAATTTGAGAAGTACTTGTATCTGTATACTCGTATCCAATTGATACAGATTCTAAAAATACGCTATTAGAATAAAAGTATGTGCCTATTCTTCTTT